CTTTAACTGCTACAACAGTAACAGCTAGTGGTATTGTAAAAACAGATGATACTACTGAAGCAACTTCTACAACAGATGGCTCGTTGCAAACTGATGGTGGATTATCTGTCGCTAAAGATGCTGTTATTGGTGATGACCTTAAATTATTAAGTGACTCTGCAGTATTAAATTTTGGTGCAGATTCAGACGTATCACTTACTCATGTTGCGGATACAGCTCTATTATTAAATGCTGCAATGAGATTACAATTCAGAGATTCTGGATTATACATAGGTTCAAATGCTGATGGTGATTTAGATATTGTTTCAGATGGCACGGCAGTTGATTCTATTAATTTAGAATCAGCAGGTGGTATTACTCTTGATGCTGGCACTGCAGGTAGTGGTATTATCTATGAAGATGATGGTACTGAAATGGCTCGTATTCATAATTCATCAAGCAATGTTATATTAGAAACAAAAGTTTCAGACGCAGATTTTTCAATTAAAGGTAATGATGGTGGTTCAACTATAACTGCTTTAACTTTTGACATGTCAGATACAGGTAAAGCTACATTTAGTGGCAATGTGGTCGTAACTGGAGATCTTACAGTATCGGGTGATGATATTACTATGGGTACAAATACTTCTGGTAATATTTTAGTTGCAGATGGTACAAATTTTAATTCAATAGCTGTTGGAGATTTATCAGCAATATCTACAGTTGCAGCAGATGATGTTTTATTAGCAGTAGATACTTCAGGTGGTGGACTTAAAAAAATTACAAGATCAGCTTTAGTTTCAGGGCTAGCAGCTGGTACTATGAGTGATGTTGTGGATGATTCATCTCCTCAATTAGGTGGTAATCTTGATATGAATGGTAACGATATTGTTACTACTTCAAATGCAGATTTAGAATTAGCTCCTAATGGCACAGGGCACGTAACTGTTAGAGGTAATACAAATTCAGGTGCTATACAATTTAATTGCGAGAGTAATTCTCACGGACAAATTATAAAAGCCCAGCCCCATTCAGCAGGTGTAACAAATGAAATGTTGTTACCAGATGGTTCTAGTTCAACTTTAGTATCTCTTGTTGCAACACAAACTTTAACAAACAAAACTTTAACTACACCTGTAATTGCAGAAATAGATTCAGGATCTACTATTACACTTGATGCAACAACAGATATTATTCTTGATGCAGATGGTGATAATATTACTATGAAAGCAGCGGGCACAACTGTTCTTGATTTTGTATTAAACGGAGCAACAGATGTTACTTTAGATGCACCAGGTGATCTTAAATTTGATGCAGACGGAGGTGATTTTAATTTCTTAGATGGTGGCACAGAAATATTAAGAATATCTAACTCATCTAGCGATGTAATTATTAAACCAATTGTTGATGCAAAAGATTTAATATTCCAACAAAGAGATGGAACAGAAGTAGCTAGAATAGAAGACAATGCTACTTTTAATGTTGTAACAGGTAAACTAGCAATTAACGGAACAGCAATTACATCAACAGCAGCAGAACTTAATTTATTAGATGGTGTTTCTGGATTAGTACAAGCAGATTTAACAAAACTGGCAGCTGTTGATTCAACAGCAGCAGAACTTAATATTGTAGATGGTGGCACATCAGCTACATCTACGACTTTAGTAGATGCTGATAGATTAGTAACAAATGATAACGGAACTATGGTTCAAGTAGCTATGTCAGATGTTAAAACATACCTAAGTAGTGCAGGATTTAGTTCGGATGATCCAACGGCACTTGCAATTGCTTTAGGATAATATATAAAAGGAAAATAGGAGATAAAATATGGCAAATACGTTTAAGGTGGTTACTTTCGCAGCAGAACCAGCTTCTGCAGGAACTGCATACAAGATGTACACATGTGCTTCAAGCACAACAACTGTTGTTCTTGGTCTAATATTAACTAACATAAACACAACTTCTGTAACTGCAGAAGTAGAACTTGTTAGTGATACAGGAAACAGAGGCGGAGCAAACAATGTTTCTAATGGTACATCGTTCCTTGTTAAGGACGTGAATATTCCCGCAGGAAGTTCTTTAGAAGTCTTGACGGGCGGTAAAGTAGTATTAGAAGCAACAGATGAAATTAAAATAGATTGTTCCGTTGCAGATAAACTATCAGGCACGTTAAGCATTATGGAGATAACGTAAGATGGCCTATATTGGAAATATTCCTACAGACAACTTCGTTACGTTTGCTACACAGAATTTTTCTACGTCAGCAACATCTTCATACACACTCACTCATGCAGTAAGTAACGAAAATGAAATTGCGTTATTTATAAATAACGTACGTCAACACCCTGGATCTGGTAAAGCATATACTGCTACAGGTACAGCTTTAACGTTGTCAGCAAACACAGCTTCAACAGATACAATGTATTGTATTTTTTTAGGTCGTGCTATTCAATCTACAGTTCCGTCAACTAACAGTATTACACCAGCAATGTTAGGTGATACTACTGTTACAGCATTAACTGCAGGGACGGGAATTACTGGAGGCACAGGCACAGTTTATAGATCTGCAGTAGAAAAGTTAGGAAATATTTACCATACAAAAATTTTAATAGATTTAACAGGATTAGCTAGTTCTGGTAGTGGAGATATTATTGGAAAAGCTGCAACAGCAAATTCTCATATTGGACAGATAACTGCAGCAGTTAACGGAACAGTTTTAAGTGGCAAAATGACTTGTATGGAAGCACCTGCAGGTGGAGATCCAGACATAAATTTATGGTATGCTGATGAAGCCACAGGAACAGAAGATGCGGCAATTACAGGTTTATCAAATCAAACACAAATGTGTGATAGTGGAGATTTAGCAATTGGAACCGTTGTTGGAATACCAACACCACCAGCTGCAGATAAATATATGTATATGGTTACAGGTGCAGCAACAGATGCTAATTACACAGCAGGTAAAATATTAATAGAGTTTTTTGGATATGTATAAAATGAATAAAGGAGATATATAATATGGCCTATATTGGCAAACAACCCGTAGTAGGAAACTTTCAAATTTTAGATGCAATTAGCGTTGTAAACGGTCAAGCTGCTTACACGATGCAAGTAGCAAGTACAAATGTAAGTCCAGAATCAGCTAACCACATGTTAGTTAGTTTAAATGGTGTATTACAAAAACCAGGATCTTCATTTACTGTGTCGGGGGCTACAATTACGTTCGCCAGCAACTTAGTTACGAACGATGTTATTGATTTTATAATTTTATTAGGTGATGCATTAAATTTAGGTACACCTTCAGACGCAACTGTAACTACTGCAAAACTTGCAGCAGATGCAGTAACAGAAGCTAAAATAGCAGACGATGCCGTTGAAAGTGAACATTTAAATAATAATATTATCTCAGGGCAAACTGCGTTAGGTGCAACGCCAGCAGACACTGATGAGTTATTAGTTTCAGATGCTGGAACTTTAAAGAGAGTAGATTTCTCTTATTTAAAAGGTGGTGGAATGTGGGAATTTGTTACATCAACTAATGTAACAAGTGCAACAGCTGCAGTTGAGTTTGTTGATAATTTATCAACAGACTTTATAGATTTTTGTGTAGTTATAGAAAATGCACATCCAGCAACAGATGAAGCAAGAATGTATCTTAGAGTGTACACTGGAGGTGGAACTGGTACATTGCACGATGGAGGTGTTTATCATTATGCAGAAATAATGAGAGACGATTCGACAGTAACCGATCATAATACAAGTGCAGATCATATGAGAGTTTCAAACCAAATAGGAAGTGCAGCCACTGAAAGTATGTGTTCTGAAGTCGTAATTTTTAATCCACACAGTACAACTTATCATAAACTTATAAAAGCACATACAGCTATACAAGGTTCTGATACTGGTCGTACTGGAATTGATAATTGGGCTGGAAAATATGCTGCAACAACTGCTATAACAGGTTTAAGATTTTTTATGCAAAGTGGTAATATAGAAGCTGGAAGATTTTCTTTGTATGGAAGAAAACATAGTTAGGAGTAACCCATGGCTATTTCTAAAGTTAATTATAACAGCCTGAATGTAACTCCCTCAGCAAGTAAATTTTTAGCATGGGACTCAGATGCAGATGCTTTAGCAGCTTCAGATATTGGCGGTTCTTTAAACCTAATATCCACACAAACTGCTAGTAGTAGTGCTAGTTTATCTTTTACAAGTGGCATAGATTCTACTTATAAAGAATATATTTTTAAAATTATTAATGTACATCCTTCAGCAAGTAATCAAAGATTAGCAGTAAATTTTTCTGTTGATACAGGTTCAAATTACAATGTAACTAAAACTACTACATCTTTTAGAGCGGCACACACCGAAGCTGATGGAACTCCAGATTTTGGCTATGTTACTTCTCAAGATTTAGCACAAGGAACTGGTTTTCAAAATTTATTTATTGGAGCACCTAGTTCTGCAGGTAATGATAGTAGTGGTTCAGGCACTTTACATTTATTTGATCCATCAAACACAACTTTTGTAAAACATTTTATTTTTAGAGGATCATCTTATCAAGAAAACGATGCAGCTTGTGATTCTTTTATAGCAGGTTATGGAAATACTACGAGTGCAATTGATGCAGTTCAATTTAAATTTGTATCAGGTAATATAGATTCTGGTGTAATTAAAATGTATGGAGTAACATAATGGCTTTAACAAAATTTGAATATAATAGTTTTGATGTAACACCAGTAGCAAGTAATGGTTTTGCTTTTAACTCTACACCTAATGGTTTAACGACAGCATCTGCAGGGGCAATGACATTAATTAAAACACAAACTGCTAGTGATGTAGCATCAGTAGAATTTAAACACGGAACATCAGATGTGGTTCTTGATGGAACTTACGATACGTATCTTTTTAAATTTATTGGTATGCATCCAGAAACAGATGCTACAGATATGACAGTAAATTTTTCAGTTGATACTGGTTCAAATTATAATGTTTCAAAAATGACAACTTTTTTTAGAACACAACATTACGAAAATGGTACAAGTGGTGTTGTAGCGTATATAGCTGGAAATGATTTAACAGAGGGCACTGGAGAACAATATTTAAATCAGGATGGAAGTATGGGTGCTGATAACGATCAATGTCTTGCTGGTAAGATGTATCTATTCAATCCATCATCAACCACTTTTGTAAAACATTTTATGTCTGATACAATAGAAGTAAATGCTGGTGACAGATGTAGAGAAGCTTTTGTAGCTGGATATGGAAATACTACAAGTGCCATAGATGCTGTTAGATTTAAATGTTCTAGTGGTAATATAAATGGAACAATTAAACTTTATGGGGTAACAAAATAATGGCTTTAAGTAAATTACAATATAATAGTATAAATGTAACACCAACTGCTGGTGAAGGTATTAGATTTAATTCTGGTGCTAATGGTTTTGAGACAGCAAGTGCTGGTGGTAATTTAGTTAAACTTTCTGCGTCAACTGCTAGTTCAAGTGCAACAATTTCATTTACTTCGGGAATAGATTCTACATATAAAGAATATTTATTTTTATTTAATAGTATCCATCCTGCTACAGATAGTGCAAATGTTCAATTTCAAGGAAGCACAGATGGAGGAAGTAATTACAATACAACTATAACTTCAACTTATTTTCAAGCTCAAGCTAATGCAAGTGAAACAGCCTTAGAGTATGATGGTGGTCAAGACTTAGCTCAAAGCACTAACTTTCAAACTATCTTAGGCAAAGAAGTTGGTAATGGAAATGATGAATCAGCAAGTGGAATGCTTCGTTTATTTGACCCAAGCAATACTACTTTTGTAAAACATTTTTTAGCAACTGGTAATTGTCAAGATACAGAGGCTATGTCTAGACAAGGATTTACTGGAGGATACTTTAACACAACAAGTGCAATTAATGCTGTTCAGTTTAAAATGAGTTCAGGTAACATGGACGCTGGAACTATAACAATGTATGGAGTTAAATAATGGCAATAGTATCTGCAAACAATAATGCTTTATCAGCAATCACAGCTTTACCAGCTTCAATATCAGGTGGTGGATTAAATTTAATATCTACACAGACAGCTAGTAATAGTTCAACATTAGATTTTACAAGTGGAATAGACAGCACATATAAAAAATATATTTTTAAATTTATAAATATTCATATTATAACAGGTGGTCAAAATTTTGGTTTTCAAGCAGATACAGGAACAAATACTAGTTATGCTCAAACCATAACCAGCACATTTTTTGAAGCTGTACACGGAGAAGATGGTTCGGGCGGTGCTGTAAGTTATAAAACAGCAAAAGATCAAGTACAAGCAACGGGATTACAAAGTTTGGGACAGCCAGGTGATAATAATGATGCAAGTATATCAGGCACATTACATTTATTTGATCCTAGTAATACTACTTTTGTAAAATTTTTTCTTGCTAGAGGTTGTCTAAATGAAGATGGTGGCGTAGCAAGTGATAATCATGTTGGAGGTTATATTAACACAGCTACAGCGATAACTAGAATACAATTTAAAGCATCATCAGGCAACATAGATAGTGGAGTTATAAAATTATATGGCGTTAGTTAAATACAATAATAATTCTATAAGTTCTATTACTGCAACAGCAGGTATGCCAGCAGGTGCTATGACTTTAATTAAAACTGTAACAGCATCTTCAAGTGCAAATATTAGTTTTGTTAATGGTACATCCAGTGTGGTATTAGATAGTACATATCCAATTTATTTATTAGAATATATTAACTGCCATCCTGGACATAGCGGTCGTGTTGATTTTCAATTTAATCTTTCAGCAGATACAGGTTCAAACTATAATGTAACTAAAACTACTAGTGTCTTTCATGCTTACATTGGTGAGGGAGACCCTAGTGCTGTGTTTACTTATTATGCTGGTCAAGATCTAGCACAAGGCACAGGTTATCAAGTGCTTGGAGAAGTTGTGGGTAATGGTGCTGATGAAGGTATTACAGGATACATGTATATTTTTAATCCAAGTTCAACAACATACGTCAAACATTTTATGTGTCACAACCAATATATAGCATTAGATGGTGGTGGTAATGCCTATAATAAATCTGACTATATTGCGGGTTACGGAAATACAACGTCAGCAGTTGATGGAATAAATTTTCAATTTGCTAGTGGTGATATAGATGCTGGAACTTTTAAACTCTACGGAATTAAGGATAGTTAATGAGCATAGTTAAACTAAATAATAATGGTGTAAAGAACGCAACTACTTTTGGTAGCATAACTGGTTTAGGTAATTTAAAATTTATATCAAGATCAACTGCTAGTTCATCATCAAATTTAAGTATTACATCAGGTATAGATAGCACATATAAAGAATACATATTTTTCTTTAATAATATTCACGCATCAACACAAGCACATTTTCAAGTTAATTTTAGTGCTGATGGTGGAAGCAACTACAATGTTACGAAAACCACAACTTTTTTCTTTGCTTCTCACAACGAAGCTGGAGATTCTACAAGTTTATCTTATCAAGATAGTCACGATATAACAGGAACAGGTGCACATTCTTTGGGTTTATCTTTTAGTAGCGATAGTGATGCTGGTGGTGCTGGATATATGCACTTATTTGATCCAAGCAATACAACTTTTGTAAAACATTTTATAGCAGTAACTGGAGGTTTTACTGATAGTGATTACTATAATACTAACTATACTGCAGGATATGCTAATACCACTTCAGCAGTAAATGCTGTACAATTTTCAATGGCATCAGGAAATATAGATTCAGGAACAATCGATTTGTATGGGGTAAATTAGGCTTTTACAACTATATGAAATAGTATATAAACAAAAAACAAGGAGAACAAATATGCCTAGATTCAAGATGGTTAACGGTGAGCGAATACAATTCACAGCAGCTGAAGAGACAGCAAGAGACGCTGAAGAACAAGCGTGGGCGGATGGTGCTGTAGCAAGAGCACAAGCTGATTTAAGAGCTAAAAGAAATAGACTCTTAGCAGAAACAGATTTTTATGCTTTATCTGATGTTACTATGTCGAGCGATATGACAACGTACAGACAAAATTTAAGAGATCTTCCAGCTGGTAAAGACACTGTTGCAAAATGTACAGACGCTACTTGGCCAACTAAACCATAAGGCATAGGAAACTACTATGCTGCAAAAAGTTAAATTTGCTCCTGGATTTAATAAACAAGTCACAGCAACTGGAGGCGAAAGCCAATGGGTTGCAGGTGATAATGTTAGATTCAGATATGGCACACCAGAAAAAATAGGTGGTTGGTCTCAATTAGGTTCAGTAGATATTACAGGTCGTAACACTGCTATTCATCACTTTATTAATACATCAGGTATCAAGTATGCTGTGCTTGGAACCAATAGAATTTTATACGCTTATTCAGGCGGTATCTTTTATGATATACATCCTCTTAAATCTACGACAACATTAACTAGTGCTTTTTCTACAACCAACGGATCAGCAGTTGTAACAATAACTTTCGCATCAGCACACAATATAAATCAATATGATATTATCTTATTAGATAATTTTACATCTATAACAAACTCTAATTTTAATTCACAAAATTTTGATGATAACAAATTTATGGTAACATCAATTCCATCTTCAACAACTTTAACAATTAATGTTGGATCAAACGAATCAGGTAGTGGTGCTACTACATCAGGTGGTATTAGAGTTAGACATTATTATCCAGTAGGTCCAGCTGTAGAAGTTGCATCAACAGGATTTGGATTAGGTCCTTGGAGTGGTTTTAAAACAGGACAATTTACATCTACACTATCATCAAGTATCAACACATCTGTTACAAGTTTAACAATGGCTAGTTCTTCTTCGTTTCCATCTTCAGGAACTGTATTGATTGACAATGAACTTATTACTTATACAGGCAACAGTGGTGGTACATTATCAGGTTTAACAAGAGGAGCTTCAGGAACAACAGCAGCTTCACACTCATCTGGAGCAACAGTAACAGATGCATCTAACTTTTTTTCATGGAATGCTGCAGCATCCGGAGACGTAATAACAGCACCAGGATTATGGTCATTAGATAATTTTGGTAATAAACTTGTTGCAACCATTAATAGCGGTGAAAGTTTTGAATGGGACTCTAATCCTACAGGAGCTAATAATACAAGAGCAACTATTATTACAAGTGCACCAACAGCTTCTGCATTTAGTTTAGTATCTACACCAGATAGACACTTAATCTTTTTTGGTACAGAGACAACAATTGGAACTAAATCAACACAAGACCCTATGTTTATAAGATTTTCTTCTCAAGAAGATATTAATACTTACACACCATCAGCAACAAACACAGCGGGTACACAAAGACTTGCAGATGGATCAAAAATTGTTGGAGCTATTAGAGGTCGAGATGCTATTTACATTTGGACAGATACAGCTTTATTTGTAATGCGATTTGTTGGTCCACCATTTACATTCTCATTTCAACAAGTAGGTACAAACTGTGGATTAATTGGACAGAACGCAGCGGTAGAAGTTGATGGTACAGCTTATTGGATGTCTGAGAATGGTTTTTTTAGATACACAGGTAAACTAGAATCATTACCGTGTTTAGTTGAAGATCATGTTTATGATGATATTAACACAACACCAAAACAACATATTAATGCAGGATTAAATAACTTGTTTGGTGAAGTAATGTGGTTCTATCCTAACTCAGGATCAGGAACTGTAAATAGAATGGTTGCTTATAATTATTTAGACTCAAGTCCTGAAAGACCTGTATGGACTACAGGAACATTAGCTAGAACAGCGTGGCAAGATTCTGCTGTATTTGGTAAACCTCACGCAACAGAATATGATGAAGATGGTACAACAGCTACAACAGATACAAATTATATTTTTGGTAATACAGATGGTACATCAACATATTACGAACATGAAACAGGATTAAATCAAGTTAAAGAAGGTGCAACAACAGCGATTGCTGCTAACATAGAATCAGGAGACTTTGATATCGGTCAACAAGGATTAGCTGGTGATGGTGAGTTTATGATGAAAATAAGAAGAGTGATACCAGACTTTTTATCACAAACAGGAGATGCAGTAGTAACTTTAAACTTAAGAGATTTTCCAAACGATACACAAGCTAGTTCTACATTAGGACCTTTTACGATTACAAGTGGTACACAGAAAATTGATACACGAGCCAGAGCAAGATCTATATCTTTAAAAATAGCTAATACAAGCACAAGTCAGTTTTGGAAATTAGGCACATTTAGAATAGACTATCAACCAGATGGAAGAAGATAATGGCTAGAATTGTACAATCTTTAACACAACCGAATAGAGAATACGATCAACAAGTACAGCAATCGTTTGTTAGAGATGTTGATAGTGTAATACAAAAACTTAACACAACTTTTCAACAAGACGTAAAAGATGAAGTTGAAGCGTTTAACTTTTTTCTAGCATAATGGCAAATTCTTTTGTAAATAAAAAAGCTGATTTAACCACAACAAGTGCTACAACACTATATACTGTGCCTACAGCTACAACAGGTGTGGTTAGATCCATATTGGTATCTGAAGATTCTGGTAATGCTGATACTATAACAGTTACGATTACAGACACTAGCGATAATGTATTTAGCCTATTTAAGACCAAATCTATATCAGCTAATGCAACAACAGAACTATTAACAAATCCTTTAGTTTTAGAGGAAAGTGAAGTATTAAAAGTAACGGCAGCAACTGCAAATAGACTACACGTAGTGCTGTCTGCTCTAGAAATTAAACCTAGAGATACCATAACATAGTCTTGATTTACTAGAAAAAAACTAGTAAGTTGATAAACTCAGGTGAAATTCCTGCCTTATAAATTTAATTTAATAAACATATGATAACAAGAGCTCAAATGCAAAGACAGTTACGTAATAATGGTGGTGTAATGACCGTCAAAACTATCCGTAAAAAATATGGTATAGGTAGTGATTTAAAAGACTTTGTTAGAAAAATAATACCAAATGAAATAGCAGATGTTGCAGTTAAAGCTGCACCCATCGTTGCACCTTTCTATCCAGGAACTGCAGCATTGATGAGAGGTATTGGAAGATTTGATCAAAGAGGTAGTCTTAGCGATGCATTTAAACAAGGTGCATTAACTTATGCTGGAGGTAGAGGTGTAAGATATTTAGGTGGAGCTGAAGGAGCAAGTGGTGGACTAGGTTCATATTCTAAAGAAGGTTTTAAACAAGGACCTATAGGTAGTTTATTTAAATCAGATCCAACAAAAACAATAAGTAAAGTTGACCAAGGTTTTGATGTAGCACCAGGAACAATAACGGAAAAAACAATAGGTAAGGTTCCAATAGTAAATAAATTACCTAAATTTGTTCAACAACAATTATTAGCAGGTGGTGTAACAGCTGGAGCTTCTTTATTAGCTAGTTATTTTCAAGGAGAGTTTAGAGAACACGATCCAGAAACAGAATCATATGAAGAATACTTGGCTCAAAGAAAAAAAGTAGTGGGTAGTCAGATGAGAACTTATATGGATAACTATTTTAAATTTGATAAAGAATATTCAACTATGACTGACGAACAAAAAAATGCATTTGTTGCAAGATACAATCTTCGTGATGGTGGTAGAATAAGAGCAGGTATCATGAATGCTCCACAAATGAATAAAGGTGGTAGAATAGGATTTCAAAATGGGTCAAAAGACAACGCCACAAAAATTAATGAACTAGTTGAAAAAGGTATGAGTATGGATGAGGCTATTAAAAAAATAACACCAGGCGCTAAATCTTCTGTAGAATTTACAAGAGAAGAGTTAGGTTTAGGACCATTAAAGATAAATCAAGAAATAGACAAGTTATTAAAAGAAGGTGTAGACATAGAGATTATTAAATCTATGACAGGTGCAACTGATGAGTTAATTCAAGAGCGTATAAAAATTGTAAGATTTAGTCAAGAAGCACCTGAAAGATTTATGAAAGTTTTTGGACCGAACAAAGAAGTTATGTTTATTCCAAGTAATGAAATGTTTAAAGATGCTTCTGATAGAAGAATGTTTGAAGATGCTCCACGCAAACTAACTTTAGAAGAGCAAATTATTCAAAAGATTAGAGAAAAAAGTAAACCTAAAAAAGCCAAAGGGGGTTTAATGAACATACCCGTTAGAACAAACTCTGAAGGTATCAAAGAATTAGATATGAGAAAGAGTGGCGGTTTTGTTCCAATTGGTGTAAAAGAAAAAGCAGATGACGTTCCAGCAATGTTATCTAAAAATGAATTCGTAATGACAGCTGATGCAGTACGAGCTGCAGGTGGCGGTAGTATAAATAAAGGAGCACAAAGGATGTACGACACAATGAAAAAACTAGAGAGTAGGGTAGCATAATGGCAATAACAGAACAAAGACAATTACCACCAGAATATATAGAAGCAGCACAGAAAACGTTTTTAGCTGATCTTACAAGACAAGCTGGTATACCAAGTATTACAACTGCAACAACACAACAACCAGGTGAAACAGCAGAACAGTTTGCAGCAAGACAAGCACAAGCTCAACAATTTGGAATTACAAAAGCTGGTATGGCTGACCTTGCACCACAAGTTGCAGCACAAGATGCATTACAAACAGCAGCTTACCAACAAGCAACAGATGCAACAACAGGACTAGGTGTTTATCAACCTTTTTTAACAGATGCTAAAACAGCAGCAACAGGTGCAACTGCATTAACAGGAACAGGTGCTGGAGATGCATCGACTGCAGGATCTATTCAATCTTATATGTCGCCTTATCAAACATCTGTTATTGATACGACACTAGCTGAATTTGACAGACAAGCACAAGCTCAAAAAGCATCTCAAGCAGCACAAGCCTTAGGTATACCTGGTGCATTTGGTGGTGGTAGAGAAGGTGTATTACAATCTGAATATCAATCAGCAAGCGACAGGAATCGAGCGGCTTTACAATCAGGATTATTACAACAAGGATTTCAACAAGCACAAGCTTCAAGACAACAAGACCTTGCAAATCAAATGGGATTAGCAAACTTACAATCTGGTTTAGGAGCAAGAGCTCAAGACTTTAGTCGAGCACAAATATCTGGTCTTGGTACATTAGGTGCACAACAACAAGCACAATCTCAAGCGATATTAGATGCACAAAGACAAACAGCACAAATGGCTGTTGATGATCCAAGAAGAAGATTATCGATGCTAGGTGCAGGTATCACGCAACTAACACCAGGCGCAGGAGCTGTAACCATATCTGATGCAGAGGCAGCACCAAGTGCTAGTCCGTTAACAACAGCATTAGGATTAGGTTTAGCAGGTGCTGATATCTATGGAAGAATATTTGGAAGAAAAACATAATGAGTAGAATATTAAAAAGACCAATGTTTAGAAAAGGCGGATCTCCTAATAAAGGTATTATGACTGGCCTTGTGGATAGAAAACAATATCAATTTGGTAGCATTGATAAAGAACAAATAGCAAAAAATGTTGGCGTTTTAGAAGAAGTATTAAGAGACTATACACCTAAAACTAGATTACCTATTGGTGAGTTTGGTTTAAACCTAGCATCAGGTATGACACTTACAGATGCACTAAGAGATCCGTATAAAAAATTTACAAGAGCAGATGATGCAAGAGAAGCAGCTATAAAAGGTGGAGCAGCTAAACTTGGTATTGGTAAAGCATTAGAAAAACCTAAAGACACTAGAACAGCAGCAGTAAAAAACGCTATGGCAATAGGATTAGTGCCAGGCACCCCTGAATTTAATAAGTTTGTACAAGCTGCAACTATTAAAGGAGGATTTAATATAGAATTTGGTCCTGACGGCAAAGTTAAAAATATATCAGAAGGAGGATCACAAAGCGTTAAAATTACGGAAAAAGCAAATGATATAAAATCTGCAACTTTTGCTATGAATAATGTGGCTAGCACTATGTTAAAAAATTTAGAGGGAGCTAAAGTAGGAACAGTTGGTGGAGTTATTAATGCTTTAGATAGTGTCGGAGCACAATTAAGTCAATTAGCAGAAGTCACAGGAATTAAAAACAATTTTGTTAGTGAAGGAACTGGTGAAATAGATGCTTATTTGAAAAAAAATCTTGGAGAAGGAATATTTGCAGATGCAGTTCAATATGGTAAAATTAGATCAAACGCTATTAATTTAGCTTATTTAATGGCTAGAGTTGATGAGCCTGGTGGAAGATTTACAGATAGAGATATAGCATTGAAAATGGAAGAAATTGGAATAGGATCTAATCCGCAAAAAACAGCTCAAATTTTAGCTGCTGCTGTAAATTTAAGAAATCAAAATGCTGCTAATAATTATAAACTTTTAACAGGTGAAGAATTAACTTTTGAAAATTTTGATATTAGTAATATTTTTCAAAAACCTAAAACAGAAACAAGCGCTAAAGATGAAGATAATGATCCCGCTGGAATAAGGTAAAACATGTCATTAAAAAAAATTAGAGAAAAATATCCTCAATATAATGATATGTCAGACTTAGAGCTAGCAGAAAGGTTTTATAAAAAACATTATTCAGATTTAAGTGAGAGTGATTATTTTGAAAAAATGTTCCCTGAAATAGCAGCTAAAAGAGGAACAGATGAAATAATATCTCCAGACGATGATTTTAGCGAAAACTTTGAATTTAAATCAGACAAGCCAGAATTTAAACCAACAACATCAGAGATAGCTAAATCAGCAGGAGTATCTGTAAATGACCCTGCAAATTTTAAATCACGTTTTGGTGGATCTTTAGGTTACAACGAAGAACAAAAAAGACTTGCAATAAAAGATGGTTTATCAAAATTATACAAGCAAGATATAGATGTCAGAAAAGGACCTCAAACAGGAGAACTAGAATACTTTAATCCTGAAACTAAACAATATTCTTTAGTAGATAAACCTGGAATGGATCTTGGAGACTTTGCTGATGTAGGTGGAGATGCTTTTGTTATAGGGTCTGACTTAGCTGCTACTATTGTAGGCACAATTTTTACAACACCTGTAGGTGGCTTAACAACAGGTGCTATTGCAGCTGGCGCTGCTGAGTATTATAGACTTAAATGGGGTCAAGAACATTATCAAGTTAATTTAGATTTAACAGATAAACAATTATTAGACGAAGCATTTAAAACAGCAGGAATATCTGCTGCAGCTGGTTTTATTGGAATTGGAGGTGTTAAACTAATTAAAGGTGTAAACAATGTAATTAAAGGCAGAACTTTTTCAGAAGTTGGTGAGGGTATTAAAGTAGCAAAAAGTGCTAAAGCTTTTGAAGCAGAACAAGCAGCAACTAATATTAACAAAGCATTAGAGGATGCAAATGTTAAGTCTAGGTTAAAATATACACTAGCAGAAGCTGCTGATGATAAAGACCTATTAGCAATTCAATCTTCATTTGAAAATGTTAGACATTTAGGTAAGACAGAAGAGTTTAACACTTTTGGAAAAAATCAAGCAGAGGCTTTAAATGAATATTTTAAATTAATGAAAAAAAATTTTGGAGGTCCTACAGGATCAACATTTGATACAGGCTTTGCTATTAAGGAAGTATTAGAAAAAAGAAACACTCCTGTAATTAAAAACATAGTAAAAAAACAAGAAGTATCTGAAGATTTATTGACTAAAAAAATATTTAATTTACCAGATGGTAATGTAAAAACAACAGGTGTTGAGTTTAGATCAATTATAAATGATTTAAGTAAAACTTATAAAAGTAATATGGATCTTGCTGGAAAAGAGCTCGATAGAGTAACAGGTTTTAAAACTATAAAAACTAAAGAAATAGCAGAAGCTATTGGTAAACTTTCAAATAAAGAAAAAAATAATTTAATTAAAGTTGCTAAATTAGAAGGTGTTTTTAAAAAAGATGTTTTTGATAACCTTGCTGATAAAAATGGAACAATATCTTTAGCTAGTGCTAGAGAAACAATTTCAACATTAGGTAAATTAATTAGAGAAAAAGAACTGGGTTTAGCTGCAGGAGAAAGTGTTGATGTGGGTAGATTAAAATTTTTAAAAAATGCTTTTACTGAACAAGTTAGAAAAAATGCAGGGAAAGAATATCTAGATGAATTACAAAAATTTAACGATTTAACTATATCTGGTAAAGAACTTTTAAATAATGAAACTATTGCTAAATTAACGGTAAAAGATATTGGTAGTAAGTTTAAAATAAGTGATGAGGCTGTATTTGAAACAACTTTTAAAAAAGGCGTTAACAATGGAAAAACAGCAAAAGAAGTTTTTGATGTTGTTAGTAGATCACCAGATGCATTAAAAGCGTACAAAGAATCTATATTTGATTTTTATAAAACTAAAGTTTTAGTTAAGGGTAAACCAAGTGTATCTAAACACAACGCATTTATTGAAAGCTATAAAGAGCCATTAAGAGTATTTTTTAATAAATCTGAATTTGAAAAAATATCTAGAATAGGTGGTCTAGCAAAAAACATAGAAAAAACAAATAAAGCTCTTATACAGACTAATAAAGAATTAAATAAAACATTTGAAGGTAGATTATTAGATACATCACCTCAAGAAATATTTAAAAGAATATATGGACCAGGTAATGTTGGTGAGATAAAAACATTGAAAAATGTATTAGCTAAAAATCCTGAAGTATACAAAAAGTTTCAAAGAGATGTTTTAACAGACTTAAATGAAAGAGTTTTTAAAACAGATAAAAAATATACTTTAGGTAAAGTTTTAGACGCTGACGCTTTTAATAGATATTTAAATGGCGGTGGAGGTGAAAGAGGGTATAGGGCTGTATTAAAAGAAGTGTTTGGAGATGAGTATGTTAAAAATTTAGATATTTTAAATAAGGCATTACAAATATCTAGTAGATCAGCAGCGTCTGCACAACAAGGTGTTGTTGGTAGTGCTTTTACTGATATTATTAGAGCAAGGTTAGGTCAGTTTACACTTGCAGGTAGATTGTTTACAGCTGGTAGAAGAATATTTACAGCGGCTTCAAACAGAATGATAGCAAGAGCGTTATTAAATCCAGACTCATTAAAAGATCTTATAGCTTTAAGAAAATTATCAAAAAAAAGTAAAGCTTATTCAGTAATTTTAGCTAAACTAGGTGGTAGTATTTTTATGGTGCAAGATGATTTACCTACACCACCACCTAAAGAAGCAATCATAGAACAAGAAACACCTGATCTTAGTATGTTATTTGAAGACATAGTAAACCCAGAGGGAACGGTAATTGGAAGTAGAAGAGTTCAACCCACAGCATCTGTAGCACCAATAACACCACCAATTGATACTGGCATAATGCAAGTTAACACACCTTTATCACAAACAGGATTGACTCAAACTGAACAGGCTTTACTATCAGAAGAAGAAAAAATAATGAGACTTAGACAAAGAGGAATGGCGTAATGGATGAAGATGATATTTTATACCAATCAATCATAGCAAATCCTGAAACGGTGCCCTCTGATGTAGATATATCTGGACTTAGAACTGAAACAGAAACAAACCCTGAATTACTGGCAGCTGTATCCGAGTTTCCTGGTTTACAATTCGATCCTACACAGTACAGTTCATACGAAGACTTATATGATTTATACAGTAGAGGATTACCTATGGTGGAGACACCTGAAACAGATACTATTGCAACACCTGTTGTAGAAACACCGATAACAGATACAAGTGCTGGGGATCAGGTGACAGGGGACTTAACAACGGATTTAACAACAGACCCTATTAATACAGGTGCTCAACAAAATTTAATAGATCAAGGTATCGGGGTGCAAGGAGCAATAGGTGATCCTGTTGTAGCACCAGGTGAAGCACCTGTTACACAACAAGAAATAGATGAATTTAATTTTCCAGCATTAACTCAAGATAGTACAGCAGGGGACATATCTCAAGATTTAGCAAATCAACAAGTTATGTTAGATCCAACAGGTGGTAATATTATGGATGAAGTTGCATTAACAGGTGGAGATACAGGTATATTAGATACTGCAGTAAGTGGTGTTTCTACAGCAGCAAGAAATGCTTTTGAAGCTGTAAAATCAGGTGCATCTACGGCTGCTAATTTTATAACAACATATGGTTATCCTGTGTATCAAGCATTACAAGGAAATCTTGTAGCTGCTGGTGCTAGTGTTGCAACTGGGCTTACACCTCTTATACTTGGCACTAATTTTGTAGGAAAAATTTTTGAAAGCGTAGGAGACACAAAATCAAAGCAAGAGTATGATTCATATAGTTCAGAACAACAATCAGAAATAGACAAAGCCTACGGACCAGGTGGAGTTATGGAAGGGTATAATGCTGTATCACAATTTGGAGAAGGTCCTAAAGCAACTATTCAAAGTAGATTAGATACTAGAAGAGCTAATGGAATATCTGACAGTAGCCCAATCTCACAACAACTTATAGAACTACAAAATAATCTTGGAATTACAGATTTTACACAACTTACTCAAGATGATATTTCTGATAGAGACGATATAGATCCTACAGATGTTGGTTTAATTGCTGCTGGATCTGCTGATGTTCAAGATTTTGCTGATATTATGCCAGATGAACTTCCTGATGTAACAATAACTAAAGATAATGCTGCAGATTATTTAATTGAACAACTAGATAAATCTTTAGCTATAGATGCAGCGAGAAGAGAAATGTTAACTCCAAAGAGACAGGATGAATTAGTTGAGGAGCAAAATAAAATTAAAAGAAATATAACCAATATGCTCAATAATTTTCCAGAAACTTCGGAACAAGTTCTTGCAGATAGAGCAGAAAAAGCACAAGCAAATGTTGAAATTGATTTACCTACATCACCGATTACATTTGAAGGTGATAGTGATAGTGCACCAACAGGAGTCGATGCAGGAACGGCTGATGTTCAAGATTTTGCTGATATTATGCCAGATGAACTTCCTGATGTTACAGATCCAATAGAAGATTTTGAAGTATCAGGTGATATAGGACAACCGGGTCAAGTATTGGATACTCTATTAGGTCCAAGTGATACTGGCAGAGATACTGATGTGCAACAAAGCGGTACGACATCTTCTGGAAGAGGTAGAGATACTGATGTACAACAAAGTGGTACAACAGATAGTGGCGGGTCATCAGGCGGAGGTGGCGGTAAAATTGTTTGCACAATGATGAACAAAACTTACGGTTTTGGTTCTTTTAGAAATAAAATATGGTTGAGACAATCAAAAGATTTAGCACCTGAATATCAAAAAGGTTATCACATACTATTCTTACCACTTGTAAAAATAGCAGAAACAAATAAGATTATTAGAAAAATTTTAGAACATATAGCTGTTCATAGAACCATAGATATTAGACAAGAGTCTAGAGGTAAAACACATATATTAGGTAGAGTATATAGAAAAGTATTAGAACCCATTTGTTATTTGGTAGGTAAATATGGCAAAAGATAACGCATTACAGAAAATAGAATCACACGAAAAACTTTGCAGAATAATGCAAAAGCAGACTCACGATAAAATGAAATCATTAGAGCAACAGATCACTAGAGTTGAAAGAATACTTTTAGTATCGATGGGTGCAGTTATATCTGGTATGGCTGGTGTTATTTTAGTTTTACTTCAAAAATTATAGCGGTTATACAATAGTCCTACTTTTTCCTATATTAGTCTTCTCTATCATCGTGCCAACGTTCATTTATCTTACTAGCCATCCAATAAGCTATCGGAATACATAATATAAACGTTATCTCTGCAGCTCTTAAAACACTTACATCCCATAGTTTGTAAACAATATGATGAATTAAAATAGGAGCAAAAGCACCTACACATAGTAATATTGCCATTCTTACATAATAAGGATATCTCATATCCATTCCTTTAACTCTTCACCCATAACTTGTGTAGCTATATTAATTTTTTTGCGTAAAGCTTTTACTATTCTCTCATCAACTGTATCTTCTGCAATAATATCAATATAGGTCATTGGTCTTTTTTGACCAATACGATCTATTCTAGCTTCAGACTGTTGTCTTTTCTCAAGGTCATAACCATTAGAATAATATATCATAGTGCTAGCTTCACTCAATGTAATACCATAACCACCTGTTTGTGGTGTGCCTACAATAAATCTTACAGGACTTTTAGGATCTTGAATAGACTTAATTGCTTTTTGTCTGTTTTCAACACTAGTATCACCATAGTAAGTTACAATAGAATTATCCCCATACTCTTTTGTTATATGTTTTACTATTGTTGCTATATCGTTCCTCCAATGTGCCCATATTACGACTTTACCGTGTATTTCATTAAGAACTTCCATTAACTCATCGATACGATTATTTTTAATTTCTTGTACGCTGCCATCATCAGCTTTGAAATGACCACAAGTAATTTGTTGTAAACGCATAAGTTGTGTCATTGTTGTGGCTGTTGTTGTCATCTTATCATTCATAACAGCTAAAGCCATTTGTTTCATTTGATTATAAAGTTTTTCTTGTTCACCGGATAATTGTATGACACGTTTCATAAAAGTCTTTTTAGGTAAATCTAAGCAATCGTCTTTTAATACTCTATAAGAAAAGTCTTTTAATTTATCAGATAGCTCTGGTATATTTCTATAACCAACTACAATCTGCACAGATCTACCGCCAAAATTAGCTGATCTCATTACAGCATATCTTGTTCTAAAACTATAGTATGAAGCATGATTTAATAACCAAGGACTTAAAAATTCACATTGTGTATATAAGTCTAATGGTGATTTAGTTACAGGTGAACCTGTTAATATTCTTCTATACTTAGCTGATTCGCCTAGCTTAATAACAGACTTAGTTCTTTTAGCTTGAGGGTTTTTAATAGTCGTAGATTCGTCAATAGCCATTATAGTTTCATGGCAAGATAAAAATTTATTAACAAAGTCTACACCTTTTTTAGTTGATAGAGCTTCTACATTTACAATCAATATGTGTAGTTCATGACTAGTCTTAAATAATTTAGATAGTTCTTTTTCTTGTTTTTTATTAACATTTGATTGCCACAATACAGACACATATTCGACATGATCTGCCATATGTGTAGGTATTTCTGTTTCGTGCCAGTTTTTATAAACACCTTTTGGTGCCACAATTACAGCTCCGTTAATTTTACCCGCATCATATAACATTGATATGTTATCAATTAATACTTTAGATTTACCTGTACCCATTTCCATAAAATAAGCGAAACATTCTTTATTCCAAGACATTTCCAACGCTTTTAATTGGTGTGCGTAAGGTGTTGTTTTAAACTTGTAGTTCATATTTAAATCTCTTAACTTTCTATTGACTTATATAACATATACTTTATATTACTGTCAATGTCAGAAAGCATAAAAGAAACTCAATCAATTGTATATGTGATACAAGAAATTGCAGGTACAAGGGAAGGTAGACCAAAAATAAATATTATAGGTGCATCACAATATGGTTCATTTAAATTTTTATTACCGGAGTTATCTCAAATAATTTTTTCTCCTGGTCCTTTAATTATGAAATTAAGGCAAGGGTTAAAAGATTATAGATCTAATGATTATTTATTGCTTACTGGCGATCCTGCAATAATAGGTGTTGCATGTTCTATTGCGTCAGATATAACCAATGGAAAATACAATGTATTAAAGTGGGACAAACAAGAAAGAAGATACTATCCAATAACAATAAACTTATATGAAAGAGGAGAAATAAATGAGTGATAACTTACAAAAGATGTTCATTGAGGATGCCCCTCAAGATGTGGACAATCTAAAAGGTGTAGAAAATTTATCTACTCTTGTCTTACAGTTACAGAAACTAGAAGACGAGATTAAAGATAAAGAAAGTCAATTAAAATCTACAAAAGAAAAAGCAGATAAACTTTCACAAGTTGCTATCCCTGAAATAATGGAAGCTTTAAAAATGAAAACTATGAAGTTAGCTGATGGATCTGCAATTGAAATTAAAGAGATATATAGCGCAACTATTCCTGTTGATAAAAAGGAAGGCGCTTATAACTGGCTTCGAGAAAACGGCTTAGGTGATCTTATTAAAAATGAGATTACAGTTTCCTTTGGTCGTGGCGAAGACAACAAGGCGAGCGAATACGCAAACCTTGCAAAAGGGAATGGGTTCGAACCAACTCAAAAGTTGAAAGTCGAACCTATGACCCTTAAAGCATTGTTTAGAGAGCGTTCTGAAAATAAAGAAGAACTGCCATCTGAACATTTTAATCTGTTTAAGGGAAACAAAACAAAAATAACAAGGAGTAAATAACATGAGCGAAGAAGCAAGAAACGTGACATCAAAACAAGGTGGTGCTTTAGCTAAGATTGACTTTGTTGCAGACTCAGGGATGGGTTTGGAAAACATTGACAAGAGTGATCTAGCATTACCTTTTCTGAAACTACTGCAGAGTGGTTCAGATGAAACTAAGAAAAAACATGCTAAGTATGTGGAAGGAGCAGAAGCTGGTATGTTTTATAATACAGTTACAAAAAAACTGTATAACGGTGAGAAGGGAATAGAAGTTATTCCCGTGTTCTACAAAATGACTTACCCTGAATGGGCACCTTTTGAAAGAAAAGAAGGTAGACCAATCAGCAATGATAGGGGTCCAAGCGTTATGGCAGAAACAACTCAAAACGATAGAAACAAAGATGTGTTGAAGAATGGTAACGAGATTATCAAAACAGCAAATCATTTTGTTATTATCAATGGGGATAGACCTGAGAAAGCTTTAATGACAATGAAGTCAACTCAGTTAAAAGTTAGTAGAGGATGGAATTCATTGATGGAAGATCAATTTGAAATAGATCCAAAAACTAATAAGTCTGTACCAGCACCAGTCTTTTCAAGAGTTTATAAATTAAACTCTGTAGAAAACTCAGGGAGCTTTACTTGGCATGGTTATAATATATCTATGTTAAGAAAAGTAGATAATGCTGGACTATATCAAATGGCCCGTGATTTTCATAACTCTTTAAAAAACTCGCAGCAGAAAACTGCCACAGTTTCAGAGGAAGATAAATCAAATTACTAATTTCTCGTGAGAGGAATGTGGGCGGTCATAGGGAGACTGAAGCCGCCCATAAAAAGGGATCATTATGGTTGAAGAGTTTATAAAATTATTTACTGGTTATAGTGGAGATTTTGGTATTGCCGATATGTCCAGTGCAAAGCTGGACTCTGAAAGAAACAAATTAAAACCAGATTATGAATGGTCAGGCAGACCAGTTACAGAAGAAGACTACAAAAATCATATAGCAGGAAAAATATCAATAGGTATACAGCCTTGTACTATTGATGGCACGGCAAGGTTTGGATGTATTGATATTGATCCAAAGAACTACAAAGAATTTAAGATAGAGAACTATCTAGCTTTATTCGAACAATATAAATTACCTTTAATACCTATGCTTTCAAAAAGTGGTGGATTGCATTGTTACATATTTATGGAGGAGTTTGTTCCTACATCAGATTTAATAGAAGCATTAAAATCATTTCTATTACCACTTGGATTAAAACCTACTACAGAAATTTTTCCAAAACAGAAAGAGCTAAAAGAAGATGATAAGGGAAATATTAAACCAGGTAACTTTATAAACCTACCTTATTACAATAACGGACAAACACATCGATATGCTGTAGATAAGAATAATTCTAAACTATCTTTGGATCAATTTATAAAACTAGCAAACGAATTAAAAACAACAAGAGATAAATTAAATAGCTTAGTAGAAGACACACATAAAAATATATTATTAGGAACTGACTCAGAGTTCTCTGATGGTCCACCTTGTTTAGCTTTATGTTCTAAAACAAAACTAGATGATGGTAGAGATAGATTTATGTACAACTACATGGTCTTTGCAAAAAAGAAATATAAGGACAAGTGGCAAGATTTTGTATCAAAAGCAAACTATGCTTACCTAGAATATCCTTGGGATAAATCTAAATTAGATCAAAAATTAAAAGCGTGGGACAAAGAAACAGCAGGACATACTTGTTATGAAGAACCTATCAAGGACAAGTGTATGCGTAGTCTTTGTTATTCAAAACCTTTTGGTGTCAAGTCTGATAGTATAAATGTTTTTCCTGATATAACTGATTTTCAAATTATACGATACGAACAACCAGAGTATAGATTTAATGTGGTTATGCCTAATGATGATAAGATAGAGGTTATCATACCTAATCTTAAGTTAATGACAACACAGAAAGAAGTGTTAAATTTAATATGGGAGCAGACAGGTATATACTTTGAACCCATTAAGCAGAAAGATTGGAGAGCAAAGTTAAATGAGTGGAGAAAAAATTGTCAGAATATTACACCACCAGAGGGTACAAGTACAGATGATATTTTAGCTAATGAATTATTTCAATACTGTGTTAATGGTCCACAAGCTAAAGAAAGAATACAAATTAGATTAGGTTCTTGTCTTACTGAAGAAGGGTTTCACTTTTTTAAATATCAATCGTTTCTTACACACCTTGGTAATGATTGGAAAATATCAAAAGAAAAGATAGGTCAGAAACTAAAAGAAAGATTTAAAGTAGAATTTAATTACTCACTCAAAGTGGATGGTAAGGTTGAGAAAGTTTGTAAACTAAAACAATTACACATTGATAAAATAGAATACAAACCAGTAGAAAGAAAAGGATCTAATTACTAATGAGATATAAAGTTATAGGACCACCAGGTACGGGTAAGACTAAAACACTATTAGATAAAGTAAAACTTTATTTAGATACAGGCATACCATTAGATCGAATAGGATACTTCGCATTTACAAGAAAAGCATCCGAAGAGGCAAGAGATAGGTTTTTAGAACAAAGACCAAACTTTGATAAAAAAGATATAAAATATTTTAGAACACTACATTCATTAGCATTTAATAACCTAGGTTTAAAAGAAGAAAATGTTATGAACGAACTTCACTATAAAACTATAGGTGAAACTTGTGGTATACAAATTCAATATGCGTCTTATGAAAAAGATACATGGAACGGTATCTTCTCATCAAGCAGTGAGTATTTAAATCTAATAAATTTAGCTAGAGTAAGACAAATAAAAACATTAGAACAGTTAGACCTTAACGAACACCTTGGTAAAGTAGAAAGAAATAAACTAGAGGCAATCGATACTGAAATACAAAACTATAAAAAAACTTATGGTCTTATTGATTTTACTGACATGTTAGAAAAGTTTTTAGAGAAGGGAAGTATACAAAATAAACTAGATGTAATCTTTGTCGATGAAGCACAAGATTTATCTAAAATACAATGGTCTATGATTGAAAAAATAGAAAGAGATAATGGTTGTGACATATGGATAGCAGGAGATGATGACCAAGCTATATTTGGTTGGGCTGGAGCTGATGTAGATTCTTTTATAGATTGGGATGCAACAGAAATGCCACTAAAACAATCAGAAAGAGTTCCAAGTCAAATACAACAAAAAGCTCTATCTATAATATCTAGAGTTGTAGATAATAGATTAGAAAAAGATTATTTACCAAAAAAAGAAACAGGCGAGATATTCGAGGTATATAAATTTATTGACATAGATATGTCCAAAGGATCTTGGTTAGTTTTAGCGAGAACAAATCCATTACTCAAACCCATACCAAAAATATTAAAACAAAAAGGTTTATTTTTTAAAACTGTAGATGGAAACAGTATAGCAAAAAATTTATACGAGGATATAGAACATTGGAACAAAATAAGAAAAGGAGAAAGTATACCAGAGATACAAGAGCAACGAGTATTAGAAAAAATAAAAGGTAAGCCTAATTACAGTTTAGAATGGTATGATGCATTTGATAATGTTGCATCTTCTAAAATAGATTATTTAAGAACCATGATATCAAATGGTGAAAAAATAAATAAAGAGCCAAGAATAACAGTATCAACTATTCATGGAGCTAAAGGAGGAGAGGCAGCTAATGTTATTTTGTTTTTAAATCAAACTACAAATACTATGAAGGCTTCTAAAAAATCTGTGTACAAACAAGATGAAGAGTATCGTGTCTGGTACGTAGGTGTAACAAGAACGATACAAAATTTATATCTAGTAAAATGTAACAACAAACGAAAGGAGTTTATTATATGAGTGCGTACAAAAAACAAATTGGAGGATCACATTATAAATCGATGGTCATGCAGCCTAGTGAGTTTATAAATAAGAACAGGTTGCAATTTGCGGAAGGGTCGGCTATAAAATATATATGCAGACACTCTGCCAAAGGAAAGGAAGAAGATATCAAGAAGGCAATACATTATTTGGAAATGATTTTAGAACGAGATTATTCAGACAAAAAAGAATCTTGGACTGAAGGTTATAAAGAATGGAAAAAACAAAATGATATTTAAAGCACAAACAGAATGGGTAAAACCTACAGAGTTTCCAGACCTACGTCATGCAGATGAGATAGCAATTGACTTAGAAACATATGATCCTGATTTAAAAAAATTAGGAACAGGTTCTGTTGTAGGTAGAGGTAAGGTCGTGGGTATAGCTGTAGCTACAGATGGATATTCTGGATATTTCCCATTTGATCACGAGGGTGGTGGTAATCTTAATAAAGATTTAGTTATGAAATGGTTTAAAGATATCTGTGAGTCAACAGCAGATAAAATATTTCACAACGCAATGTATGATGTTTGTTGGATTAGATCTATGGGTTTTAAAATAAATGGTAGGATTTATGACACAATGATTGCAGCATCATTAGTAAATGAGAATAGATATAGATACGATCTTAATAGTTTGGGTTGGGACTTTGTTGGCCAAGGTAAAAATGAAACAGAATTAAACAACGCAGCAAAAGAATGGGGTGTAGATCCCAAGGCAGATATGTGGAAATTACCCGCATTATATGTAGGTAATTACGCAGAAAGGGATGCAGAGCTTACCTATGCGTTGTGGAGAGTTATGCAAAAAGAAATAAGCAACCAAGATCTAGGGTCTATATTTGATTTAGAAACAGATTTGTTTCCGTGTTTAGTTGATATGAGATTTAAAGGGGTGCGTGTCGATACCGAATCCGCTCATAAATTGAAACAACAGTTAAGTGAACAAGAAAAACAATTATTACAAGAAGTAACAAAAGAGACAGGAGAAGAATGTCAAATATGGGCAGCACGAAGCATTGCCAAAGTTTTTGACAAATTAAAATTACCTTACGAAAGAACTGAGAAAACACAGGCACCATCATTTACTAAAAACTTTTTGTCTAATCATGAACATCCTTTAGTTAAGAAGATAGCAAAAGCTAGAGAAATAAACAAGGCACATACAACATTTATAGACACAATTATAAGATACGAACATAAAGGTAGAATACACGCTGATATTAACCAGATAAGATCTGACCAAGGTGGTACAGTTACTGGTAGATTTTCATATTCTAATCCTAACCTACAACAAATTCCTGCTCGTAATAAAGACTTAGGTCCACTGATTCGATCCCTATTTATACCAGAATCAGGTTGCGAGTGGGGATGCTTTGACTACTCACAGCAAGAACCAAGACTAGTAGTTCATTATGCATCCTTAGACCAAGACACAAGCGTGTTTGGTGTTAAAGAAGCATACGATGATGGAGATGCAGACTTCCATACTATCGTTGCAAAGATGGCAGATATACCAAGAACTGCAGCAAAAACAATTAATCTTGGATTATTTTATGGTATGGGTAAGGCAAAACTACAAGCAGAGCTAGGTGTTAGTAAAGATAAAGCTGAAGAATTATTTAATATCTATCATAGTAGAGTTCCGTTTGTTAAATCATTAATGAACTCTGTATCTAATAGAGCACAACAACGAGGACAGATAAGAACTTTACTTGGAAGATTATGTAGGTTTCATTTATGGGAGCCAAATACTTTTGGTATGCACAAAGCATTACCATTTGAACAAGCTGTCCAAGAACATGGACCAGGCATCAAGCGTGCTTATACTTACAAAGCATTAAATAAATTAATACAAGGTTCAGCTGCTGACATGACAAAAAAATCTATGTTGGATTTATACAAAGAAGGCATTGTAGCGCACATACAAATACATGATGAATTAGATGTTTCTGTAGAGTCTCCAGAGCAAGCTAAAAAAATTGTTGAGATTATGGAGAATGCTGTTAAATTAGAAATCCCAAACAAAGTAGACTACGAATCTGGTAAAAATTGGGGAACAATAAATGACTAATTATGGCTTACTTAAATGCAAATATTCCTGTAACATACTCTCAAATAAGGAGAGAATATTTATATGACCTTAAAAAACATCACGGCGAAGTTGAAGATTGCATTATCTTTGGTATTACCTGTATTACAGGCCGTCCGATCTTATTCCATTGTATTATGGAAAACGGTGCGATCTTTTACAGACTTCCAATTTCTGCGTTTATTCAAAGAGGATTTAAACCAGAAGATGTTCCTAGGTATAGACTGGACGAATTGGAGTTATGGAATTCTTTTAGTTACTATCCTGCTGTTACTTCTTGGGATATCTTAGACGGACAATCTGGTAAATATATAGGTAAAGATAAAAAATGGCACGCAGGTGCTTATCTTTTCACAGTTGACTTTGCACACCCAGAGAGTAATATAATAGATACAGATCATTCTGAAATTCCGCACGAACATAAGTGCGCTCACATACTTGCTTTAGACGATGGCAACTATGCGGCTCAGCCAAACAATAGACTAATATGGGATATACCATCTTTTACAGTTAAAGATGAAATTCCTGACTGGAAAGTCCAAACATCCGAATGGAATGTAGAGGACACTCGTAAATGGAAAACGGAAGATACTGACAAGTTCTTCTATGAAATTGAGGAGAAAAAACATGATTAAAAAAATTTGGAATAAAATTAAAAGTTTATGGAACAAATGGGTTGAATGGACTTTTAAAGGTTTTTATAAATAATGATTAAGACCTGTAAAAAATGTAATCACAAATGCCATTGTTTAGGAGATCTTCATGCTGATGAATATGGCGTTTGTACTTGTGAGAACTGTGAGTGCTAATGAACAAAATAAGTTTGCTTTTAGCATTAATCATCATATTCATAGGTGTAACTAACCAAGCACATAGTGCAAATTCACAAACAAACGTAAGTGGGTCTAACACAAGTATTGAAGGCGGATACACAGGTGGTGCAACAACGTACGAATCTGGGTCTTCTTCTAGTACAACTACAAATAGCACTAGTAATAGTAATATAAGATCAGCACCCCCAACATCTAGTGCGCCCTCTTTTAATTCTATGACACAAGATGTTTGTGCCGTAGGTGCATCAGCAGGTGTGCAAACGTTTGGTGTAGGTATATCTGGTGGCAAACATTTTATTGATAAAAATTGTGAAAGATTAAAGTTATCCAGAATACTAAATGATTTTGGTATGAAGGTTGCAGCTGTAGCTATTTTATGTCAAGATGAACGTGTGTTTGAATCTATGATACAAGCAGGAACACCTTGTCCTATCGACGGTAAGATAGGTAAAGACGCATTAGCATTGTGGAGTAAATACGACCACGAAAGACCAGACTATAAAACATATGTTAAGCGTATGAAGAAAAGAGAAAAAGTAGATAAAGAAAAAGAAATTAAAATTGAGAAGTTAAAACCGATCAATGTGGAAAAAAATTAAACCAGCCATAATAGCATTTTTTATATTTTATTTTGTACTACAATGTACAATATCTAAAGCAGATAATGATACAGCGACTTCAACAAACATATTACCTAACGCAGGCACAACGTCATCTAACATGGATAACTTTAATTTAGATGGTGTCAACTCAGGAACAGGTAGTCTTAATCATAACTCTACACATAATGGATTTACTATAACATGTGGCACACAAATAAA